AAGATAACTAGTACTGTGGCGATACCACAATAAATATCGGGTGTTATCCATATGTAATGGGATAGATAGGTGGCGTAACACCTGTAAATAACTTGCAAGTTACCTATCTATCCTTAATGAATTGAACGAGAGGTTAAAGTATGAGCAACAGTAAAAAGATAGGGCAACAGCTTAACAACAGTATGTATGGTAGGTCTGGTCGTAAGGTTAATCTTGAAAGGTATAAAAGACCTGCAGGTAATCCTGAAGATATAGCTAAGATACCTGCAGTAAGTAGTTGTCAGGTTGGTATACCACAAGATGTTGACACAAAGGTAGCTTTGCATAGCATAGAAGAGCAAGGCATGAGTGCTATTGGTAGTCTACTAGACCAATCAATACTACCTGAATGCCCTGATATAGACGGAAGTAATTGTCAGGGTGGTAGGAACAGTACTACCTATGATGATATCAAATGGGAGGACAATGAGACTAAGCAAAAGGTTAAAGAGTGGAAGTTCTGCCCTGTATGTGGGACTAGGATAGTCAAGCCAAGACTCAGAAGAAACTTAAAGACATGCAGTAAAGCATGTACTGATATACTAATGAAAGAATTACCTAGTAAATGACAGCGAGGTAATGGGATAGTGGTAGTGTAATTCACGGACACTTTAATGCTCACTGTTAAACAGAACAGACTATCCTTAAAGAATTAATACTGTTAGGTGGGAACATACCTTAACTAGATGTGGGATTCCTATTAACAATGACTCTAACAGGTATGGGAGAAAGTTGAGTATTAATGGGATAGATAGGTAGCAAGAAAGACATACAGTTATTTAGTACATAATGAGTAACTTGCTGAAATTATACCAAAAGGATTAGCTGTATGGTGGTAAGAAAAAAGCCTATCTATCCTTAATGAATTGAACGAGATAACTAACAACACCTAGCAATAGGTTGGGGGTAGGTAGTGCAGTATCGTTCCTGCATTTTATTCATACTACCTATCCCTATATTTTAAACCAACATTTTAATATTAAAACGGGGACTCGGTTTTGCAGTTCGGTTGAGCTGTGCGAAACTGTCGAGCCAAGCAAAGAATTTCTCACAAGCTGTGGGAATGTAACAACACACATAGGAGTAAACTATGAGAGCGAAAACACTAAAGCAAACCCTAAAGGATTTGTTTAAGATAAAGAGGACAGTAGCTATCGAGGGTAGCCCAGGGGGTGGTAAGACAACCATATGCCGAGAAGTTGCTGATGAAATGGGAGTGGGTTTTATTGAAGTGCATATGCCAACCATGTTGGTAGAGGACTTTGGTATACCTATGCCACAACCTGATGGTACTATCAAACATACACTACCACATTGGTATCCTGCAGTAGGCAGTGACCACCCTGAGACAGGTATACTGTGCTTTGATGACATGAATCAAGCTAACGCTGACTTACAGAAAGTGGTAGCTAACATGTGCCAAGCAGGGACTTTACATGGTGTGCCAAAGAAAGAAGGTTGGCAAGTGGTGTCAACAGGCAACAAGGTATCAGACAGGGCAGGGGCTAATCGCATACTGTCACATCTAAGAAACCGACACACTGTGTATGACTTAGAGACACACGTTGATGATTGGTTAGCATGGGCTATCGACCATGATGTTAAGCCTGAAGTCATATCATTCATTAAGTTTAGAACAGACTTACTGCATGACTTTGACCCACAACGAGAGTCTAACCCTACACCAAGAAGTTGGGTAGAGGGTGTATCAAATACCATAGGTCTTGTATCACCCGAGGCAGAGTATGAGACATTCAAAGGGGCAGTAGGCGAGGGGGCTAGTGCAGAGTTTGTAGGCTTTGTGAAGATATTCCGTAACCTACCTGACATGGAACAGGTCATCAAGAAACCATTGGAGGCTATTGTGCCTAATGACCCTGCTACATTGTATGCAATGGCAGGTAGTCTAGCTACATACTCAACAGTGGATAACTTTAAGAATGTACTGACATACCTAGATAGGATACCACCTGAGTTCTCAGTGCTATCAGTATCGTATGCAGTCAAGAAGAACACAGACTTGATGAACACACCTGAGTTCACTAAGTGGGCAGTAGACAAACAAAATGTAATCATATAACAATGAGGTAAACACAATGAGTAAACTAAACAATAAGGCATTGTTGGTACAGCTTACTATAAGACAAGCTACCATGCGTAAGAGAGACAAGAAAGCTACCCAAGATATAGCTATGTCTAACAACGCAGAAGTAACTAGTGGTAATTATAACAAAGCATTGTTGCCTATGGCACAGCCATTAGATGACATAAAGAAACTAACAACGCAGATAAGACAAATGTTCTATGACAACACGTTGCCATGGGGCATTGAGGGTACAATGATACTACCCTCTAAGAACTACCTATCGTTTATGGAAATGTATAGGAAAGCTAAATCACAATGGCTAGTGCTAGTGGATAAGTTTATAAATGACTATCCAAGATTGATACGAAATGCAGAGATATCTTTAGGCAGTTTGTACAATGCTAGTGACTACCCTGATATAGATGACTTGCAATCTAGGTTTGACATGAACATTACAGTCATGCCTGTACCTGCTGATGACTTCAGAGTATCAATACCTGACAACGAGTTGGCACAAGTACGAGCTGATGTGACTACACAAGTTGAGAGTGCAACAACAAAGGCTATGCATGAGGCATGGCAAAGACTATACGATAGAGTGAAACACATATCAGATAAGTTGCATGACCCTAAGTCAATCTTTAGAGACACATTGATAGACAATACGAGAGACATATGTGATGTACTCAAACGATTAAACATCAATGATGATGAAAACTTAGAGAAACTTAGAGCTGAGGTAGAACAATCATTTACTAAACTACACCCTGAGTCATTACGAAATGACCCACACCTTAGAACACAGAAAGGTAATGAGGCTAGTGAGATAATGAAGAAAATGGGTGCCTACATGGGAGAAATGTAATGGATATAAACACACGAATAAGTAAAGCTAAGACACGATTGATACTCGAACACCCATTCATTGGCACAGTAGCTATGAACATGGTGTTCAGGGTTAGTGATGAGTGTCCAACAGCTATGACTAATGGTAAAGAAGTTGTGCTAAACCCTGACTTCTGTGGAACATTGAGTGATGATGAGCTGTTATTCCTAGTGGCTCATGAATGCTTTCACCCTATGCTTGAACACTGTGTTCGTAGAGGGGACAAAGACCCAATGAAATGGAATGTGGCTACTGACTATGTAATCAATCAGCTACTTGCTGATGAGCAGATAGGTAGAATGCCTGACCAAGGACTGTTGGATAGAGATATCTATGATAAGGGCGAGGGTATATCCGATAAGATATATCATATGCTACCTGAAATGGATAAGAACACACCCAATGGTGGCAATGAGGGTGGTCAAGCATTGGACTCATGTGAGGACGGTGGTCAATCCCCTGCTGAATTGGAACAACAGAAAGCAGAATGGAAAGTTAAAGTGGCACAAGCAAGTCAATCAGCTAAGATGATGGGCAAACTTAGTGCCAACATGGAGAGACTCGTTGGTGAGTTATTGAAACCCAAAGTTGATTGGCGTGATGTACTTCAACGATTCGTAGTTAAACAAAGGAATGATGATAGGTCTTTTGCAAGACCGAACAGGAGGTTTATATCACAAGGACTAATCATGCCTAGTGTCACAGGCGAGGGACTAGGCGAGATAGCATTTGCAATAGATACATCAGGCTCTATCGGTGAGCAAGAGTTGAATCAATTTGCAAGTGAGGTAAGGGAAGTATGGGAGAGTCATAAGCCTGAGAAGATACATGTTATCTACTTTGACCATGATGTCTGTCATGCTGATGAGTTTGATAGGGACACCGAGCCTACCTTTAAGCCACATGGTGGTGGAGGTACGGCATTCAGCCCTGTCTTTAGGTACATGCAAGAGAAAAACATAGACCCTGTTGCATGTATATTTTTAACAGACTTATGTTGCAATGACTATGGAGATACACCTGACTATCCTGTCTTATGGGTATCAACATACGAGAATGCAAAGACACCACCCTTTGGTGAGGTCACTGTTATGCAAGATGAGTTAAACAACAAGAGAGGTAATTAAAATGGCAACAGTAAGAATAAGCCAAAGACTACATGATGAGATAGTAGACAATGCTAAAGCTTTGTTTACGGGTAGATATAAACAAGCCGAAGAGGATTATAACAACGATTGGGGTAAAATGATTCGCAGTCAATTATACCCTAATGATTTAATTGCTAAGTTGAATCAGTTAGATAGCAAGTGGTTTGACCAAACAAGTAAAATAGTATTTGAGGGGTTTGATAATACACCTGATGAAGTTGTTACTAGTAGAACTAGAGCGTTAACTTTTGAAGTAGAGAAGTTTGCTACACCACGACAATCTTTAGATGATAACTTTGGGTGGACTAATTGTGGTGGTTATCGTGATGAATGTAATGTCAAACTAGACGCTACTAATCCTAAGTGGGCAACAATACTTGCTGAGTACAAAGTGTATAAGCAAAAATTGTATGACATAAAACAAGAAAAGAAAGCATTGGTGGATACAGTTGAGAAAGTATTAAACAATTACAGTACTCTAGCCCCATGCATAAAGGCAATGCCTAAACTGTATGACTTGCTACCTAGTAATGCAAAAGAAAGACACAATCAAATTATTGATAGAGCAGAAAGGACTAAGCCTGAAGATTTGAATATAGATTCATCAGTGTTAGATGTAGCTATGGTCAAAGATAAAATAACTAAAGGAGGAAATAAGTAATGACAGCATGGTACACAAAATATAACAGTGACAGTGATAGTACTTCTATGAACACAAATGCTTGGGGTAGTGCTGAGTCAGGGTATAAAATCCCTGACCATGAGCTGGGTAAGTTTGAATATGCAGACTTGTGTAGACTCGCTCACAGGTCACGAGATGTTTATGGCAAAGGCAAGTATATAAACCAATGGCTTAGACTAAAACTTAGTAGTAATGAAGAGCCTGAATTATGGATAAATGGGGTTAAGTTTATGAGTGTTAATAAACATAACTTTGCTACTGTGCATATAAATACTAAAGATGTATGGACACATGGCTCAGGGACTTATGTAATAGCATTGAATAAATGGATACCTTTTACAATAGAAAGACATAGGACAAGTATCTATAGAATTGCACACAACCTTAATATATTTAAGTACCTTGAAAAAACATTGGATAAAGATAAATATTATTGGCATGAAATATCTGCATTCATAAAGCAAAACCAAATAGTTTGTAAAGGATTGAAGTACAACCTGTTGACAGGAGAGTTGCTAAACCCTAACAAAGACCATGAGCCTCAAAAATGTGTAGAGAACACAGATAAAAGAAAACTATGGAGGAGAAAAATAATTGCTTTCAAGAAACAATTACGAACAAGAGCAAGGTTAGGTCTTGTTGATTCCACCCTAGATAAATTAAAAAGTATAGATACAGGTAAGTTCCTTAATATGGTAGAGACACATGCTAAGTTGTTGGGGAAATATGACAGTCAGATTAGTGATTCTATTTATAGTTTACGAATGGATAAAAACAATAACGATAACATAATAGACTTGATTGATATTAATTGGAACACCCCTGAAAGCATAGAGTTTTTAGCAAAACACATAGATGAAAATACTATGACTTTTGAAATGTTTATACCTATATGTTTAGCATTAAATAGTATCAGTTGGCACAGAAATTGGAGATATCAAGATGACTTAGATAGAGATAAAGACATTAACTATTTCTTTAACAAACTAAGTATACATTTACGTAGACACTATGGAGTGATAGAGAAAGAGGCTACTATAAACGAGGCAAGTGATTTGTATAACTTTAATAGAAGTCGAGGACATTACAGGTCGTTGCCAATAGATATAAAACAAGTATATAACACATTCAAAGGAGTATTAGATGACATCAAAGATATTAAATAAAGTAATAGGAGTACTTGAAAAAGATACAGAATCACATGACAACGAGTATGCACTAAAGCTACTCAACAAAATTAAAGTCTGGAACAACATAGAAAATCAAAGGGTGATTGATGTAGGTAGAGGCAGACTAAGACCAACGAGTGAGGACATAATAAGACTCATGATTAAACAAGGTAATCTAGTAATAAGAAATGAGGAGGAAGATGATGAGTAAGTTTTTAAACCTTAACAATAAAGAAGATTTTAATGCATGGGAAAAGACCATTGAAAAACCTTGTGCTGATAAACTAGAAAGATGTCCATACGAACAGGACTTTAAGCAATCAAAATCTTGTAGTCATTATGAACAAGTTAATGAGGGAGAGGAGTGTTCGTTTGTTTGGATTACAGACAGTAAATGTTATTGTGAATTACAATTAAAGGAGGAAGATGATGAGTAAAGATATATTAATTAAAGGACAAACAGCATTATATAATGGCGACACATGGGAACAATTAGCAGAGGGTGGTATGTCTCCTAAAACTATAGAGTCTACATTAGCAGAACAAGGTTTCTATGATGAGGTTAAAAAAAGTGTATTAGTTAGAGTTTATAAAGATGAGTACATTGATTTAGATGAGGTTGCAGATATGAATGATAAATTTATTAAAGAATTAACAGAAAAAGATGTAAAAGAATTTGCCATTGATGATGTCTTTACAAATGATAATTCAAATATGAAAGGTGGGTTTAGTGCAGAAATATTAGAGGAGGAAAGCGAATGACAGTAGTAGTATGGGACGGCGAAACTTTAGCCACAGACAGACAGGCTAGTGACGGCTCACTTAAATGGGAGACAGACAAAGCATGGTATGTAATGAGAGATGATAAACCTTACATAGTATCAGGGGTAGGTTACCTTAAATACATTGTGACTCTAAGAGAATGGTTTACTAATGGGGCTGACCCTGATAAATATCCTTACGGGTTACGCACTGGAACAAGTAGGATTACCACACAGCAACTCGTTGTCATAGATAGAGACAAAGGGTTGATTCTTTATGATGACTCACCATTTCCTATAATACAGGGGTTTACACCATGTGCATTCGGAGATGGTAAGGAGTTTTCTTATGGGGCATTAAGCATGGGGGCTACTTCAAGTGAGGCAGTAGGTGTTACCAATGAACATTCTTTACATTGTGGCAAAGGGGTGGCATTATATAGTTTACACAATAGTAAGGTAGAGAACTTATCATGAAGAAAAAAGATAATATAGATAACCCAATTCATTATACACAAGGCAAGATACAAGTTTGGGATTTTATTGTTGATAAGAAATTAGATTTTTTAGAGGGCAATATTATTAAGTATGTTGTGAGGTGGAAGAAGAAGGGTGGATTTGAGGATTTAAAGAAGGCACAGGCTTATCTTAATAAGCTAATAAAAGAGAATGAGTAATGGATATAGTAACTATAGATTTTGAAACCTATTACGATAGGGAGTATTCCTTATCTAAAATGACAACTGAGGCATACCTTAGAGACAAAAGGTTTGAGGTTATCGGTGTAGCCATTAAAATTAATGATGGTAAGACATGCTGGTATGAAAATATGGATGAGGCATTCAATGACCTACCAACGAATTACTGTGTGTTAGCACATAATACAATTTTTGACGGGTCTATACTTCGGTGGAAGTATCGCAAAGAGCCTAAGTTTTGGCTTGATACTATGTCTATGGCTAGACCCAAGCATAGTATGACAACAGGTTGTTCTTTGAGTGCACTATCAAAATATTATAAATTAGGTACAAAAGGAACTGAAGTGTTGCATTCCATTGGTAAGAGGAAAGCAGACTTTACACCTCAAGAACTCAAGGCTTATGCTAAGTATTGTATTAATGATGTTGAGCTTACCTATAAACTATGGAAGAAACTATCAAAAGATTTTCCACAATCAGAACTTATGGTCATTGACCAAACCTTACGTATGTACATCAACCCCACTATTAAACTAGACAAAGAACTTCTAGTCACTCACCTGAATACAATCAAGCTCAACAAACAGCAACTCCTTGACACGTTATCTACCAAAGGGCTGTCGAACGAACAAGTAAAGAAAGCTCTTATGTCTAATCTAATGTTTGCCAAGCTACTTACACATGTAGGGGTGACACCGCCTATGAAGATATCAGCAAGGACAGGCGAAGAAACCTATGCTTTTGCTAAGACAGATAAAGAATTTGTAAATTTACAGCACCATTCTAACCCTGTGGTGCAACAATTAGTATCAGCAAGGTTAGGGGTTAAGTCTACTATTGAAGAAACACGAACTGAAAATCTTATAGATGTAGCAGATAGAGGCAAACTACCTATAATGCTTAACTATTATGGTGCACATACAGGTAGGTTTTCAGGTGGGGATAAACTTAACTTACAAAACTTGCCTCGTAATGGTGCTTTAAGAAAATCTTTGATGGCACCTAAAGATAAGGTACTGATAGCATGTGACTCATCACAGATTGAGGCACGAATGGTTGCATATATAAGTAAACAAGAAGATTTAGTACAGGCATTTAGAGAGGGTAGAGATGTTTACAGTGAATTTGCTAGTGAGATTTATGACAGAAAGATTACAAAAAAAGATAAGCTAGAAAGATTTGTAGGTAAGACTTGCATACTAGGTTTAGGCTATGGTATGGGAGCTGTAAAGTTTAAGGACACGTTGGCTATGGGTCAAGGTGGCATGTCAGTAGACATAGATTTAAACGAGGCTAAAAGAATTGTTACTTTATATAGACAGAAAAACCATAACATAGTCTCTTTTTGGAGGACGTGTGGTCATGCACTAGAAACCATGATTGGTGGAGGCATGGGGTCTATAGGAGGTGGCATATGTAAATATGATTCAGAAGGTATTATACTACCGAATGGTTTACGTATAAGATATCCTGAATTGAGAAGAACATCAGACGGATTTGAGTACATATCTAATGCTAGGACTTACAGGAAGTTAAACACTACTGGAAGTTTGGAAGACAAAGATTGGACTAGGATTTATGGTGGTAAAGTAACGGAGAATGTTGTTCAAGCACTGGCTAGAATAGTAGTATCGGAACAAATGGTTGAGATAGGTAAACACTATCAAGTTTTATTTCAAGTACATGATGAGATAATCGTTTGTCAGATGCAAGAAAACAAGTCGGACACACAACAACACGTTGAGACAATCATGTCAACGTCGCCCAGGTGGGCACAGGGACTACCTGTAGCCTGTGAGAGTGGGGTTGGCTTTAATTATGGAGAGGCAAAATGACAGACATAATAGGAACAGACGGAAAAGAAATAAAATCAGAGGCAGAGCAAAAGAGAGATTCAGTTATTGCTCTTGTAAAACAGATTGGTTTAGAGGCTGAATCAAAAGATAAAAAAACAGAGGGAGCACTTATATTATTAAAAGTAGATGGTAAGTACATGAAATATTCTACAGGCATAGACAATGCTTTAGATGAAGTAGCTCAATTAGAACTACTTAAACATGACATATTAAAAAGGATATTAGGTGGGTAATAAACTAACACACAGTTATTCTTCTATAAAGATGTACGAGAACTGTCCGAAACGATACGAGTATCAAAGGATTACCAAAGAGGTTGTTGATACAGGTAGTGAGGCAACTAAATTTGGCGAACGAGTACATGCTGATTTAGAAAACAGATTACTTCGCGGGTACCCCCTGCCACAAGAGTCAAGCAAACACGAACAAGTTTGTACAACTTTACAAGAACTTACCCAACACGCAACACTTCTTGCAGAACAACAGCTATGCCTTAATGAAAACCTTACACCAACAGGTTGGTGGGACAAAGACGCATGGTTGCGTTCCATCCTAGATGTGCTAATTATTAAAAAAGATACAGCTATAGTAATAGATTGGAAAACAGGTAAGAGACGACCTGATTTTATGCAACTAGAACTGTTTGCACTACAAGTATTCAAACACTATCCTAATATTAAAAAGGTTAAGTCTACTTTCGTATGGTTAAAAGAGGGGAAGACTGACACCGAGACCTACACTTCTAATCGTACGAGTCTAATGTGGGCAGACTTATTGGCTCGTATAGAAAGAATCAATCAATCTTATAAGACAGGTAACTTCCCTGCAAGACCTAGCGGACTATGTCCATGGTGTCCTGCTAAAAATATATGTGAATATGCAAAGATATAATACTTGACAGTACTGTATGCTTAAGTATAATCATATAATGGTTACAACACCCGAAGGAAAAATTAAAGTAAAACTTGACAAGATGTTAAAGTCTTATGGTAAACAGGTATGGTACTACAACCCACAAGCTGGGGCATTTGGTAGGGCTGGTATACCTGACAAGATACTCTGTGTAAATGGACATTTCATAGGAGTAGAGTGTAAGGCAGACAGGAATAAGAAACCCACTGCCTTACAACTTCAATGCATGGAACAAATAGAACTCGCTGGAGGGGTTTGTTTTGTAGTGTATGATAACGAAACAATTAATCATGTCAAATTATATATAGAGAGAATTAAGTGATAGTAGTAGAACAAGCAAAAGCAATAGCATTGAATTTAAATAATCCAAACAAAGTGTTAGACGTTATACCAGAGGCCAGGCGACTAACGTTTAACAACCAACAACTCGTTGTCACGCCACATACCATACCCGCTTCGCGTAAGCTACGGATGTTGGGTATCAAAGTGCCATCACCGATACTTCATTATTACGATTGGTGTGGGGGGTTTACACCTTACGAACATCAGAAGATGACATCAGCTTTTCTTACTATGCATAACAAGGCATTAGTGCTTAATGAGATAGGTACTGGTAAAACACAATCAGCTCTATGGGCATGTGACTATCTCATGTCAATAGGTTGTATCAAAAAAGTTTTAATTATATCTCCACTATCTACTCTTGAAAGAGTGTGGGGGGATAGTATATTTATGGGGTTTCCACACAGACAGGCTGTAACATTACATGGTACAAGTAGCAGAAGGTTAAAGCTATTAAAAACTAATGCTGATTTTTTTATTATAAACCATGATGGTTTCTCTATTATATCTGAAGAGATTAAAGGTATGTTTGATTTAGTCATAATTGATGAGGCTGCTGTCTTACGTAATCCATCTACCAATAGGTTTAGAGTAGTTAGAAAATATTTAAGTAAATATCCTGATACTAAACTATGGATGATGACAGGCACACCCACACCTAATGACCCAACAGACGCGTGGGCATTAGCTAAGTTAGTAGAAAGTCCTTATGTTAGCAAAACTTATACAGCATTTAGAGAGGCAGTTATGCTAAAGATTGGACAATGGAAATGGGTGCCAAGACCTGAGTCTATAGAGATTGTTAAGCATGTACTGTATCCTGCAGTTAGATATAGTAGAGATGAGTGTCTTGACCTACCTGATACTGTATTTCAGACTAGAAAAATACCCCTTACTGCAGAGCAGAAAGACCACCACGATAAAATGTTAAAGCATTACGTCACTGAGTTGGCACAAGAAGGTACGATAACAGCTGTTAACGAGGCAGTTAAATTACAAAAACTTGTACAGATTAGTTGTGGTGTTGTATATGGAGACGACAGTCAGCACATAGAATTAGATTGTTCACCTAGAGTTAACTTAGTTAAAGAGGTTATAGAAGAAGTAGGTGGTAAAGTAATAGTATTTGTTCCATTAACTGGAACATTAAAAATGTTAGAGAAAGTACTCTCTAAACAATGGAGTGTTGGTGTAGTTAATGGAGAAGTTTCTGCGAGTAAAAGAAATACTATATTCCATAACTTCCAACATACAAAAGACCCACACGTCTTAGTAGCACACCCTGCAACTATGGCTCATGGTCTGACACTAACTTCTGCGAGCACTATCATATGGTACGGCCCAGTGACAAGCAACGAGCAATACGTTCAGGCAAATGGAAGGATAGAAAGGATAGGCAAAAAGCATGTATCAAACATTATACATATAGAGGCAACTGACCTTGAACATAAAATGTTTGAACGGCTAAAGAATAAACAGAAACTACAGGGTCTATTATTAGACCTTATTAAGGAGGGAACAAACGAATGACAATAACTGTAGATAAAGTTATAGCTAAATACATAGACTTTAGAAATAAAAAAGAGGCTCTTGAGTCAGAAACTAAAGCAAGAGTTAGTGACATGAAAGAACAAATGGCTAAGTTAGAGGCATGGCTAAAAGAAAAAGCAGATAAAGACGGCGTTGATTCTTTTAAGACAGCTAATGGTACAGCATTCTTAACGACTACTGACTTTGCAAGAGTAGAAGATTGGGACGCAACACTAGGTTTTATAAAAGACAATGACGCATATGACTTGCTTGAGAAACGAGTTAGTAAAACAGCAGTACGTGGGTACATTGAGGCTAATAAGTCTGTACCATCAGGTGTCAACTACGGCACACGTATTGATGTCAACATTAGAAAACCATCTATAAAGGCGGAAGACTAAATGATTAGCTCAAGACTATCAATCAGAGATTCTAGGTTTCACATTGTGTCTCAGGATAAAATAGAAACACTTGATGAAACAAGTTTAGACGTGATAATAGTAGGGGCTAACCCTGCTTTGGCTAAACAATATTATGAGGGAGAGTTTTCTTCTGATAGAGAATCACATACACCTGATTGCTATTCGTTAGATGGTGTAACACCTAATATAAACAGTGCCTCACTTCAGTGTGACGTGTGTGCATTGTGCCCTCAAAATTCATGGGGGTCTAGAGTTACACCACAAGGGCACAAAGTTAAAGCATGTTCTGATATTAAAAGACTTGCTGTTATCTTTGCAGATAAACCCTATGAAGAAATTTATCTATTGCAAGTGACTCCTTCATCATTGAAGAGTTTGAATGCATATCAAAAGACACTATCTATGAGAGGTATTGCACCTGAGATTAGTAAGACAACATTGTGTTTTGATAGAGAAGTAGACTTCCCTAAACTTGAGTTTAAGTTTGGTGGTCTAGTTCCAAGAGATGTTCAAGCTCATGTCGATTCGGTTATGGGAACCGAAATCGTACAGATGGTGACAGGTCAACTTGCTGTGACAAATAAACCAAAGACTACTCCCGCAGAAGAATACGGATTTACTGAGGAAGTAGGATTTACAATTAACAATGAGTCGGAGGAATAACTATGACTACAAAAATATTAACACCAAAAGGTATAGCACACTATCCATACATTAGTAAGCCTGACGAAGGAAGGGAATACTCTGATGGTAAGTATAAAGTTAATTTATCTATACCTTCTGAGGAAGCTCAACCTATAATTGAGCAGATTAATGCTGTGTTGCTTGAAGGCATTAAAGCTGTAAAAAATAAAAAACCAAATGAAAAAATTAAACAAGCTCCATTACCTTATAGTAATGAAGTAGATGAGGACGGAAGTGAGACAGGTAATGTTATCATTAAGTTTAAGTCTAAATACAAACCGTCTGTAGTGGACTCAAAGAATAACTTGATGGTTGACCACAATATATATGGTGGGTCAGTAATTAAAGTTGGTGGTGTACTATCGTTTTATAACTCAGCTATTGGTTGCGGTGTAACTATAAGACTTGGAGCTGTTCAGCTTATTGAATATGTTGAAGGCAGTGCAGGTGGAAACTTTGGCTTTGGTGAAGAAGAAGGCTTTACTTTCTCTTCTGATGAATCGACAGACACACAGGAACAAGTTGACATAAGTGTTGACGTTCCCGCTGGCAATGCAGCAGTTGCACCAGCACCTGTTAAAGCTAAACCAAAAGCTAAAGCTAAAGCTAAACCAGCACCAGTTGAAGAGCCTGCAAAAGTTGCAGTAGCTACAGAGGGCAGTAGTTTAGCAGATGAGATAGCTAACTTAATAGGGGAAACTGATGACTAACAGAGCTCCACTAGACTTTAAAAAAGTTGAAGCTCTAAGAAAGCATATGTTACTTACAACAAGTAATATGGCTGAGTTGTTAAGTATATCTCGCATGACATATTACGGATGGGTCAAAGGAAAACCTGTCCGTAAAAAAAATCATGATAGAGTAATAGGTACCTTAAGAATCTTACTAAAAGCTATGGAGAATGGATGGCCTCAGCCTAACATTATTGCCTTAGAACAGAAGGATAGATTCAAAGAGCTTCTTGAGCTTTTAAATAAAAAGGAATAGTATAAATAATACGGGTGGCTAGTTTTTGCTTTGTGGTTTGAAGTTTTCCTAGTCACCTTAATAAGAAAGGTAATCAAATGAATATGTTGGAATTTTTCCAGCAAGTTTTACCGACAGAAGGATTTTACGTCACTACAGTTATTAATACTGATGGCAGAAAACAGGGATTTTTTAAAACGGTAGACGAGCTGGCTACAGTATGTGAACGGTTAGATAAGACTAACAACAATACTTATTTTGCTATATCAGCATTTAAACAAAAGGGGAATAGAAAGCAAGACAACGTGCGGGCTACTAAAGTTATAGCTATAGATGTAGATTGTGGCCCTACTAAACCCTACCCATCTTGGAAAGAAGGACTATCAGCATTAGGTAAATTTGTAGATGAGATGAAACTGCCTAAGCCTATGATAGTACATTCAGGTAATGGACTGCATGTGTACTGGCTACTAGAAAAAGAATTATCTCCTGAAGATTGGAGACCCCTAGCTGAAGCTATGAAACAGGCATGTATAGATAAAGAATTTAAGATAGACGCTGGACTTACAGCAAACAGTGCGTTGGTGTTAAGACCTATAGGCACACACAATCCGAAGAATGGGAACGAGGTTAAACTGTTAGTACCTTCTAAACCTATTGACAACATGGTGATACAAGAGTGCCTGTCATATTACTATCGACGAGACGTAAGTGCAGATGATAGCTCACCACAGGACAACTCGTTGTTATCTAATTTAGCTAGTAATCAGGAATACCAACCAGCTGTTGGCTCTGTTGTTGCTACTAAATGTAAACAGATAGAGTGGGCTATAGCTAATCAAGACCAAGTAGACGAGCCATTATGGTACAGCATGATAGGAGTAGCCGCTTTTTGTATTAACCCCGAAAACACAGCAATACAGTGGTCTAAAGGGCATAGTAGATACGACAAGAAAGCTACCATAAATAAACTTGTTCAGTGGAGAGAGTCTGCTTCAGGCCCAGCCACTTGTTCTAAGTTTGAAACAGATAGACCTAGTGGGTGTAAGGGGTGTAAATACAAGGGTAAAATAGGCTCACCAGCTAGGCTAGGAGTACAATACCAAGAAGCCCCTGTAGTTAAAGAAGCTCCTGATAAGATAGCTAACTCAGTGCCTATGCCTAAACCATTTAAAAGAACTAAAGAAGGTATTAAGTTAACCATAGATGATACAGATATAGACGTATGCAAGTTTGACATATATCCTGTAGCGTATGGGCATGATGAATCATTAGGATACGAGACAGTAAGGTATCATTGGAACAGACCTCATATGGGGTGGCAAGAACTTGTACTAAGGCAAGCTCATCTCACTGATGGAAACCGTGAGTTTCCTAGTGCTATAGCAGACCAAGGTATTGTGTTGTACAATAAGAAACAAACGGAGTACTTTCAGCTTATGTTAAGAACTTACATGGATGAATTGAGACAGATTCGTACAATGACTAACTTGTATTCTACTATGGGTTGGAAAGAACGTAACCAATCATTTGTCTTAGGTAATACCATACTAAGACGTAAAGAAGATGGGTCAGTTACAGAGGAGAAGATTAACTTAGCTTCTGTAGTATCTAAAAGCAGTACAGATATGTTTAGTACTAAAGGCTCGTTACAACAATGGGTTAATCTTACATCTATATTAGAGAAAGCTAATCTTAAGTCACATATGTTTGTATTAGGTGTAGGATTTTCAGCACCTCTGTACAACTTTACTGGACTTAAAGGACTAACAGTATCACTGTATGGGCCAACGGGTGGTGGTAAAACACTATCTCAATATTGGGCTCAATCTATATATGGTAATCCTGATAAGCTACACTTTGCAGCTAAGTACACACAGAACAGTTTGTTCTCACGTCTTGGTACATACGCTAACTTGCCGCTAACCATAGACGAAGTAACCATGATGAACGATAAAGAAGTCGGAGATTTTTGCTACTGGGTGTCACAGGGACGTGACAAAGCAAGACTTAATAGAAACTCAGAAGAGCGTGACGCTAAGACATGGGCTACACCTGTTATAGTATCCACCAACAAGTCGCTACAAAGTAAGCTAATTGCATCTGGTCTGGACACAGACGCACAGATGGCTAGACTATTAGAGGTAACAGTCCCATCAACGCCTGTATTTACTAGAGATACTAATGTAGGTAAAAAGATTTATGACGCAATCCATTCTAATTATGGTGAAGCTGGCAAAGTATTTATTAAAAAATTACTTGAGATGGGAGAAGAAGGAATCCAATCCGCTATAGCAGAGGCTACAGATAACTTCCATAAGAAATATAAAGCCAAGTTTAGCGGGGAAGAAAGATACTGGGAGCAATCTATTATACTTGCTGACTTATCTATGAGCCTAGCTAAAGAGTGGGGATTGATAAACTTTGAGTACGAGCAGTCTACTGAATGGGTACTTGCACAGATAGGAGCTATCCGTAGGTCAGTACAAGAGAATCAAGTAGACGCATTTGATTTAGTAGCAGAATACATGGCTGATTCAGCTGATACATCTGTTACTGTTATGCATACCATAGGTCAGAAATCATTACCTGACTTCTCTAGAATACCAAGAGGAGATATAAGAATAAGATTAGATGTATATCGCAAGTCTGCATTAGAGCCGTTTGATAAAGGGACTATGATGGTTGACCGAACTCATTTTAGAAAGTGGTTGTCCGTGCGTGGTGCTGACTACAAGACATTCAAACAGGAACTTGTTGATGAGAATGTGGTTGCTACTCCTAAGTCAGAGAAAGCGTCACTTGGTAAAGATACTCCTGTGAAGTTAGCACAGACTTATGTTATTGGATTTAACCTTACTCATCCTAGATTTCAGAGCCTACTAGAAAACGCCGATATGGAGGCAGATGACCTATCATATGGAAAATTACAGGTGATTGACAAAAAAGAAGGGGTCTGAGAGGCTCGAGAAGGCCGTTTCTCATAGGCTGGTAAGCCTTACCCTATGGGAAAATTAGCTATCACTGTCTAAACCGTAAGCTTCCATTAGACGCATTATTTCTAATTTATCTTGTTTTGCTGAATATCTTAAAAATTCTTCGCTAACAGGTCGAGTAAATGCTTGGAATGCTCTTCTAACTTTAGTACCAAAGTTTAAAATCTCAAGCCCTGTGCCTTCAGCATTGTCATTAAACTCCTGTACATTTCTTATTATTCTATTCATTTCTTCAGTATCATTGTCTATTTGGGCTCTTACCATTTGGTTTACATATCTTGTAGAAAGTTCTTTTCTATAAGCATCTCTTTGTTTTACCATCCTTATAATATCGTAACTATATGTAGCTTTAGCTGGGTAAAAATTTAATGCTCTCATAATTATGTCTGAAGTAGTTACATCATGGCTTATAATTTTTCCGTCAGAGTTAGTAATCTTACCATCCTTATAAAAAATACCTGCTTCTATTAAACCTTTGAGTCCACTTAAAGGTGCTTTTCTAACAACTTTTTCAAAGCTTGTGTCTGTTAGCAGACCTGCTGCTTCAGGAATTTGTCTTATTGTTCCTGTTATAAGTCCATATATACCTGATACAGCTGAATACACAGGCCCAAAAAAGTTTTCTATTTCACGTTGGTAATTTGCTCCTGCTTTTAAAGACCCTGTTAGTGGTATTAAATCACTAAAGCCTAATCGTGTAGATACTGTTCCTGAAGTATAGTAATCTAGAATACCTCTTTGTACAATTATAGGGGATATGCCTAAACTTTCTGCTATATCATCTATTTCTTTTTCTATAGGTTGTATTTTAATCTCAAATTTTTGAAGTAATGTATCTATTAAATCTCCAAAGTCTTCAGAGAATGGTATACCTTTCATTCCAGTAAATAAAATTAGTAGTCCTATCATAGCTATTCGTTCTTTAGGAGCTAAGTTTGCCATAAGTTGTATAGTAATAATTACAAATTGTTTATACATAAAGATGTATTGAGCCCAATTACCACGAGCCATTGATGGTCTGTTATACATTCCATATTCACCTTGCGATTTATTTACCGCATCAGTAGCAAATAGTATTGAATTTTGTCTAGCATCTTCTAGACTTTGTCCTGCATCTAATAGCTTTCTTTTTTGTAATCTATAAGCTGCTAAGAATGTAGCTCTTCTATTAAGTTGTTCTGTATAAGAAAATATAGACATCCAAGTTCTAATTCCTGCTGCTATTTTTGGCCTGCCTTGTAATCCGCCTCTAGCAGAACCTACTAATGCATTAAATTGAGCTGCTTGTAAAACTCCTTGTGCTGTAACTACTTCTAAAGCATCTGCTTCATCCTGAGTTATGTTATGTTTTTTCTGCAGTGCTTTGCTAGCTTTAACTTTTCGCACATAATCAATATTAGATAATGCAGTTTTTTCAGTTCTTACTGAAGACCTTACTTGTTGTGTTAAATCACTCATGTTAGCTACAGCTGTTGTCATTTCTTTTGCTGCATTTACTAAACCAAAGCCACCGCCAAAACCACTTTTTGAATTGTAAGTTGC